TGGGCTTATAGCTGGCATTTGCCAGTGCATTTTCCACCTCCGCGCGGCTGCCCAGTCCCGCAGCCGAATAACCGCTCTGCGCCGCCGACAGAGCATTTTCCTCCGTCTGTGCCTGCACCGCAGCAAGCGCTTCGTCCTGTTTCTTTTTGTTTGCCATAAAAACTCCTTTTCTTACAGATCCTGCAGTCTGGTACGCAGTTCCTCTGACATGTTTTCGGTATCCAGATTGCTCAGCACATATTGCAGCTGTTCCTGCAGCTGGTACAGATAGCTGCGCAGGGCGCGGGCGTCCTCCGGGTCCATGTTCTCACTGAGCTTGGGCAGACCGATCTTATTGATGCCCATTACGCTTGCCATTTTTCACACCTCCCCGCCTGTAATGCCGCCTTTGGCAGCGGCCACTGTTTTTGCAATGCTGCGCAGGGTGATCTGTCCCCTGCCCTTCAGGCGCAGCCGCAGGGTGCCGTGCCTCCGGGGCACGAACGGCAGATCAAAGCTGCGCCGCTTGTCCTGTGCCGTCAGGCTTGCCACCGTCTCCCATGGGCCGCCGTCATAGCTGGCGGCCACCTCCACCGTACTGCTGCACTCGGCATCCAGCCGCAGCGTCAGTCGGGAAAGATACCGATCCTCGGCCCCGTCCAGCCCAATGTCACCAGTGGTCAGCTCAAAGTTCAGCTTTTCCTCCACACCGTCGGTGGCCTGCCAGTCCGCTTCGCGGCTGGGATCTGCGGCCCACAGTGCCTGCCCGTCCCACAGATAAAGCTGTCCGCCGGTGCTGGTCATCTCGTAGGAGCACACGTTTTCTTCGCTCCAGAGCGCGCGCTCGGTATCGTACACCAGCAGCCTTGCCGTATTTTCGCCTGCCGCCGTGCGGGCCACATGCAGGTAATAGCGGCCATCCAGCGCACTGCCCACCGCGCTCTGCACATTGGCCAGCCGGCCCGAATCCAACGCGCCGGACACTTTTGTTGGAATGCTGCCGTCCCATGCCATCACACCGTCCGGCGAAAGATAATAGAGCGTCTCGTTCAGCACACACAGGCTGCGCGCCGCGTTTTTGGCAACGCCCCGGCAGCGCAGCGAGGTGAGTTGAAAATCCGAAGGCTTGGAGCCATAGAGCTTGTGCAGTGTGTTCTCCTTAAAGAACAGCGCATAGCCCATGCATGTGGCCGCGCCGGTAAACGCACCATCGCTGCCCACCGTCACTGCGTAGCTGTCTGCCGCAATGCCCCGGTAGGAAAACCAGTTGGTGGGGTCGCCTAAGCGGCAGGCATAGATCACGTTTTCCTTGCTGCTGCAGCCCCATACCCGGTTGTCGCACTCGGTAACGTAGTCCAGATCCGGCACGCGGCGTTCCATCCGCACCGGCGTGCTCACCGCAAAGCTGCGTGTCTCCTTGCCGTCCAGGCTGGTCCACTGGGCGCTCTCGGCGCTCTGCACCAGCGTGCCGTAAACATGATCTCCCTCCGGGCTTACCCGCACGCGCAGCCCGTTTTCCAGCACATCGTAAACTACCAGATCCCCGTCCAGCTTTGTCCACATGCCAGCCTGCTGTGCTGCCGTGCCCTGCACGGTCACGGTGTCCCACTGGGCAAATAGCCTCTGCGCGCCCGCCGCTGTGATGCGGCAGTATTCCAGCGGCACTGCCGTCCAGCTGCCGGAGGATGCGCTGTACTCTTCCAGTGTGCTGGTGCTGGCCCATGGGTGCTCCTCGTCCTCCACCTTCAAAAAGAGCTGTCCGTCTGCAGGCTTCTCCGGTTCCTCCTTGCCGTAACCGCTCACCTCGTAGGCCTTGCCCGCGGCATCGCAGGGTACAAACTGCACGCTCTGTCCCTCTGCCTGCCATACAGCTCCCAGTGCCGAAACACTTCCGTCCGCTGTATCAAAGGCTACCTTGTCTGGGAAGATCAGGATTTTTGTACCAATGCCCACCAGTGCCTTTTTGCCGTCGGTCACTGCCTCGGTGCAGGTCACTGGGTTCGCGCCGTCGGCATCCGGCGTGTAGATCAGATCCTTCCCGCAGACGGTCAGCAGCCCGTTCAGGTGATACATGCCGTTCAGCCCGGTCAACTCCCTCAGCTTGCGGCGCGGCTTGCGGGTGCTCAGCGCCGGGAAATCCCGGGCAGAAAAATTCACGCCCGCGCTGTACTCTGCTTCCGAGCAGGCATAGGTCTCGTTCAGCCCGCCGAATACCCGCACAAGACTGCGGCTGTTCTGCAGCTTCGCTCTGTTTGCCAGAACCATGCTCTCACCTCCTTACCAGCGCCACTGGGCACCCGTCAGGGTCGGGTAGCTGCGCCGCAGCCACGCCGCCAGATCTGCCAGCAGACTGTTGTACTGGGCCTGCTCCCCGACGTAGCGGTCGGTCTCACCAAGGGCCGCATCGGTCATGGCACACAGATAATGCGGATACAGCGCATCAAAAGGTGCCGGTGCCAGCAGCACATCGTCGTCCTGCAGGCTGTCGTCCCATGCAAGGTCTGCGCCCACATCGTCGTATGCATCTGTGATGCTGTTTTTAAAAAAGCGTTCCCGCAGCATCGCGTCTGCTTCCTTCAGCCACGCCTGCCGGGTGGCCAGCGCAATGCGGCTGCCCGGGCGCAGCTCTTCGGCGCGTTCCAGCGCCTGTCCTACGGTCATATGTTCACTCTCCTTTTTATAAAGGCCCGGCCGGGCAGGCTCCCCAGCCGGGCTTTTTGTCTGTTTCGGGTTTACTGGGCGGCGTTTTCTGCCGCCGCAATGCGGGCGGCGGTCAGCTCATCCTGCATCTGGCTGTGCTCCAGCACCTCGGCCACTTCGGGCGGCACTTCCACCTCCACGCCGCGGCGGATCTTATAGTTCACACCGTTCACGCTCACGAACAGATCGCCCTTGTAGCGGCTGTTATCCTTGAACAGCCGGATGCGCACATTTTTCTTTTCAGCCATGGCTCACGCCTCCTCAGTTTGCAGCAGCGGTGGCGGAATAGCTGGACGCACTTTCAATGCGCACCATGTACTGCTCCACCAGACGCTCTGCCGCACGCATGCCCTTCCAGCCCACGGAAGCGCGCTGGTTCAGCGGGTCGTCGCCGTAGCCCAGCTGCTTGACGATGTGCTCCAGACCGCCGCCTTCCA